GAAGAAACCGGAATGTGTGTTGATTAAGGGGGGTGCTTGATATGGCATACTCTTTATCAGATGCAAGGCGAAACGCTGAAAAAGTTGCTGATAACATCTATGGTCTTCACCTGAAACCTGATGTGCTGGATGATGGTGAATTCTGGATATTCCCTTGGTTAGAAGAAACAGAAGAAATCCCCTTGTGTGTTCATAAGGAAATGGGTGGAATCTGTTTGTATGATCCTGAAGCACATCCAGCTTTTAAAGATGCGGTAACCGTATATCGAAAGACTAAGAAACCGGACAGTTCCCCACCTACTACATAAAAAGCGGACTGGTCACGGTTGTAAGGACAGGAAGTTTCATCTGCTTCCTGTCCTATTTTCTTGTCCATTTTTCAGGCATGGTCTATAAGACCGGGCTAACCCTGTTCCCTCCTTTGGGGGTAGCTGCCTTTCTCGTTTGGGTGGATGTTAACTGTTTGTGGTGCGGGACAGTTAATAAATTAACATGTGGCTGATGTTAATTTTGCTGAAAGTCAGATGCAAAGAAAGGCTAACATGCCGTTATAAGGTGGTTATATAAGCCCTTGAAATCTTATAAATCAAGGGATTCCCTACGATAAACCCCCACAAGGGTTTATATAAATTCGCTTTCCGGTGCGACAACCGGAACAATCAAGACCGGACTGAACCGGGTGACAAAATGTGATTGTGGAAAGGATGGTTCACATGAAAAAGGATGAACTGGTAAAACTTGGACTGACTGAAGAAGACGCTGAAAAGGTTGCAAAGGCTTCTGAAGAAGAATTAAAGGGATTCGTACCCAAGTCCCGCTTTGATGAAGTCAATGAAGCTAAGAAACATGCGGAAGAATCAGTCAAGGAACGGGACAAACAGATTGAAGGGTTGAAAGCTTCTGCCGGGGACGCTGACAAGCTGAAACAGCAGATAGAACAGTTGCAGCAGGACAACAAAACCAAAGATGCCAATCATGCCTTGGAAATCAGAAAGTTGAAGTTGGACAACGCTGTTGATTCAGCCCTGACCGCTGCGAAAGCAAAAAATCTGAAAGCTGTTCGGGCGCTGCTTGATCTGGAAAAGGCTGAACTTGCTGAAGATGGTTCTGTTAAGGGTCTTGCAGAACAGATTAAAAAGCTTTCTGAAGCGGAAGATTCCAAATTTATGTTTGAATCATCCGGGAAGCCCAAACTGAAGGGTGCAAAGGCGGGTGAAGATGGCATTGATGACAATGACGGAAAACCTGATCTGTCAAAGATGACCTATTCTGAAATTGCTGCCTATATGGAAAGTCACCCGGATGCAACACTTGAATAATCAATTGAAAGGAATGAAGAATCATGCCTAACAGCAAATTCAACGCTAAAAGTTTCAATGCTGAAGCTTTTAAGTATTCTGTGAATCGTGTTCCCAACCTGAAGGTGAATTCTATTAAGAAGTCTAAAGCGCTGGTTGGTAACCCGGAAATCCGTTCTACCTTTACCAGTCAGAACGGTACTGCTTATGCCCGTATTGCTATGCGGGGACTGCTTGACGGACAGGCGGTTAACTATGACGGTGAAACTGATATTACCGCTTCCAGCACAAAGACCTTTGAACAGGGCGTTGTTGTGGTTGGTCGTGCTAAAGCTTGGACTGAACGTGATTTCAGCTATGATATCACGGGTGGTGTTGACTTCATGGATAACATTGCTCAGCAGGTAGCGGAATATAAGGATGAACTGGATGAAGATACCATTCTTTCTGTTCTGAAGGGTATTTTCAGCATGACCGGAACCAAGAATCTGGAATTCGTCAACGGTCATACCACTACGGTTGATGGCAACATGACCGCTACAACCCTGAACACGGCTACCCAGAAAGCTTGTGGTGCGAATAAGAAGAAGTTTGCTCTGATCTTCTGTCATAGTGCGGTTGCTACGAATCTGGAAAATCTGAATCTGCTTACCTTCCTGACCTATACTGATAAGGACGGTCTGACCCGTCAGATTGATATTGCTACTTGGAATGGCAAGATGGTTATCATTGATGATGATCTGCCTATCATTGATATTGATGCTGTCTATGCTAAGACTTCTGATGTTGCGATTGATAACACCAAGACCTATTACACCAAATCCGGTTCCACCTATACCGCTGTTGCTGAACCTGATGTTTCTGACATTGGTGATTATTATGAAATGGTGTCTGAAGCCTATCAGCAGTATGTGACCTATGTGCTTGGTGAAGGTTCCATCAACTATGAGGATGTTGGTGCAAAGGTTCCTTATGAAATGAACCGTGATCCTAAGACAAAGGGTGGTGAAGATACCCTGTATATGCGTCAGCGGAAAATCTTTGCCCCTGTTGGTATCAGCTATGAAAAGGCTTCTCAGTCTTCCAACAGCCCCACCAATTCTGAACTGGAAAATGGTGCTAACTGGACGATTGTTCACAGTGGTGAAGCTGTGGCTGCTAATCGGTCTTATTACAACCATAAGGCTATTGCTATTGCCCGTATTCTGTCTAAGGGCTAATGAAGGGGGTGCGCTGAATGGCAGATGATCTGAATGAAGAAATCACAACCCCGGAAGAACCAGAACAACTGGAACAACTGGAAGAACCGGAAGAATCAGTCAATGTGGCTGAATCATTTGTGACACTTGCTGAAGCTTCAACTTCCTTCAGCGCTGACTTCCTTCAGGAAGTAACTGATTTGATATCTGCTTTGGGGTATACGTTGACGGTTGGGGATGACTATTTACTTTCCTTTGCTGCGGAATATGTTGAACAGGAAATCAAGAATTCCTGCAATGTTGCTGAAGTTCCTGAAGGACTGTACAAGGTAGCGGTTGCGTTGATCCTTGCCCGGTTCCTTTCAGCGAAAAGAAGCAAACTGACAGCGGAAGAACTTGACGGAATGGATTTTTCCCCGGTGCTGAAGGAACTGTCTGAAGGTGATACCAAACAGGTTTGGGACACTAACAGCGGTTCCAGCGCTTCACAAAGGCTGGATTTGCTGATAGCGCAATTGGAAAGCGGAAGAAGTCAATTTGTCACATACAGGCGGTTGAAATGGTAAGTAATTTGCCTAAGTTGTGGAAAGACAAAGCAACCATCTACATCAAGGAATCATACATCCGGGATGACAAAGCAACTGGTTTCCGGGATGTTGCCTTGTGTACAGATGAACCTTGCAAGTTGTCTTTCTTCAATAATTTCAAGATGAACGATTCCACCAAAGTAAACCTTGTGTCTGCTGCGGTGTTCCAGAACATCAAATTGTTCATCAAGCCTGATTTGGTGATCCCGGAAGGGTCAAAAATCACAGTGACAACCCACAAAAACAACAGGATACTTCATTACAAGTCCAGCGGTTCAACTTCCTTGTTCACTGACCATCAGGAAATCATATTGGAAGTGGATAAAGAATGGGCATAAGTGTTGATGTTTCCCAAATTGAAGGGTTTCAGGAAAAGATTAAAACCTTGAATGGAACCCAAAGGGATTTGTTCTTCCGTGATTGCTGCATGGAAGGGGCTAACAGGCTGGTTGCTTTGGTTAAGCCCTTAACCCCGGTTGGGAACTATGCGGGTGGTGGAACGTTAAGAAGGGGTTGGGATAACGCTTTAAGCGGTTTGGGTGCTTCTGGTGTTGGCAAAACACAAGGGGCGGGGCAATCCTATTCCATTACTGTTGAAAATGCTACCCCATATGCTTCATATGTAGAACATGGGCATAGACAAACCCCCGGAAGATATGTTCCCGCAATTGGGAAACGGCTGGTTGCTTCATGGGTGGAAGGAAAACACATGCTGGAAATCTCTGAAGGAAACCTTCAGACAGTCCTTCCCGGTGTTATTGAACGGAAATTGGATGCTTTGTTAAGGACGGTGTTCTAATGTGATAAATGATATCATTAAGGGGATGGTTGCAGCAATTGTTGACGAATTCCCTAAAGTGCCTGTTTTCAATGAACCTGTTGAACAGGGTATCATTGAAGATTCTTTTTCCGTTCGATGTGTAAAACCTCAAAGGGACTTGTTCAGGGGTAACCGATATTATCAGGAAAACTTGTTTGAAGTTGTCTATTTTCCCCCACAAGAAAACAGATATCAGAAAAGTAATGAAACGGTTGAACGGCTTTTCAACTGTCTTGAAATCCTGACACTTCCAGACGGAAAAATCAGGGGTTATGACATGAAGTCAAATACAAATGAAGATTTCACGGTTGTTTTCACTGTGAAATATTCAGATTTCCTGTATAAGACAGAAGAAAAAGACCTGATGACTGATCTAACCCAAAATTTCACTACGAAAGGATGATAAGACTATGGGAAAAGCCATGAAACCCGGTGAAAAGGTTGAAACCGTTGAAACGGCTGAAAAACCCGTTGAAACTGGTAAAACCTTCTTCAAATCAGCGATTCTGAAAAGTGTGCGCTATTCCAACAGGCGGGATGCGCTTTCTTTTCTGCTGAACGATGATGAATCTTATACCCTTGAACAGGTTGATAAGATTCTGGATGATTATATGAAAGGACAGGTGAACTAATATGGCTCTTGGTGGCGGTGTCTGGTTCTCCCAGAACAAGAAACTTCCCGGTGCTTATATCAACTTTGTTGCCAAGATGAAAGCAACTGCTGCGCTGCTTGACCGTGGTCTGGTAGCTATGGGCGTTGCTCTTGATTGGGGCGTTGATGGTGAAGTCATGGAAGTGACAACCGGGGATTTCATCAAGAATTCTATGAAACTGTTTGGCTATGATTATGGCGCTGAAGAAATGAAGGGTCTGCGTGATCTGTTTAAGTATACCCGGATTGCCTATATCTACAAGCTGAACAGCAACACTTCTACTGGTAAGGCTACCAACACTTATGCAACCGCTAAGTACGCTGGAACCCGTGGTAACGTGATTAAGATTCGTGTTGCCGTGAATGCTGATGATGCTACCAAATGGGACTTTGAAACCATCTTTGATGATGTCACTGTTGATCTTCAGACGGTTACCCATACTTCTGAACTGGTTGCTAACGATTATGTGACTTGGAAATCCGTTGCTGATGCGGATATTGCTGCTACTGCGGGTCTTGCTATGACTGGCGGTACTTCTGCTGCTGTGACGGTTGCTAACCATCAGACCTTCCTTGACAAGATTGAAGCGTATTCTGTGAACGCTGTTGGTGTTGTCAATGATGAATCTGTGGTTGGTCACCTGAATCTTCATGCCCTGTATGCTGCTTGGGTAAAGCGGATGCGTGATGAAATGGGTATTAAGCTTCAGGTTGTCATGTACAACTATGCTGGTGACTATGAAGGTATTGTGAACGTGAAAAACCCGGTCACTGATACTGGTTGGTCTGCTGCTTCCCTTGTGTATTGGGTAACGGGCATTGTAGCTGGTATGAATACCAATGAATCTGCCCTGAATCTGATTTACAACGGTGAATTTACTGTGTCCGCTGATTATACACAGACACAGCTTGAACGGGCGATTGATGCGGGTGAATTCACGCTTCATAAGGTTGAAAACAATCTGCGGATTCTCGCTGATATTAACAGCCTTGTCACTACTACCCTTGAAAAGTCTGATGATTTCAAATCTAATCAGACCATCCGGGTTATTGATGAAATTGCCCTATCCATTGCTCACATTTTTAATACCAAGTATCTTGGACGGATTCCCAATGATAAGGACGGTAGAATTGCTCTGTGGGCTGATATCGTTGCTCATCACAAGGAACTGGAACGGGTAAGGGCTATCACAGACTTTGACGAAAATGCTGTTGTGGTTGAACAGGGCAATACCAAAGGTGCTGTTCTGGTCAATGATGAAGTTATTGTTGTCAATGCTATGGATAAGCTTTATATGACCTGTGTGGTTGCTTGATGACCCCACAATAACTGAAGAAAGGATGAAGAATCATGCCTAATAATGTTGTTATGCGGGGTAGGGATGCGTTATTTGCTGGTCTTGCCCAGTGTTATGTTACCATTGAAGGTAGACGCTACAATTTCATGCAGATGATTGATTTTGAAGCGAAACAGGAAAAGACCAAAGTTGAAGTTCCTATCCTTGGACAGACTGGTAAAGGAAATAAGGCTGCTGGTTGGAAGGGAACCTTCAAGGGGACTGCCCATTACAACAGTTCTATTTTCCGTCAACTGCTTCTGCGCTATAAAGCAACGGGTGAAGATGTTTACTTTGACATTCAGGTTGTCAATGAAGACCCCACTTCCGCTGCTGGTAGGCAGTCCATTGTTCTGACCGGATGCAATCTTGATGGCGGTGTGCTTGCTAAGTTTGATGCAGACGGTAAATATCTGGATGAAGATATTGAAGGAACGTTTGAAGATTGGAACATGCCTGAAATTTTTAATGTGATGGCTGGTATGTAATCCAATAACAAGTGAATTCGGGGAACAGGTGTGAAAGCCTGTTCCCCTAAAACCTTTATTTTGAAAGGATGATTTGAATTATGGGTAATCTGGCGCTTTTCATGAAGAAGAACAAGAAGGTTCGGAAAAATACTTTCTATCCCGCTACCAAGACCCTATGTGATGAAAAGGGAAATCCGCTTGAATGGGAAATCAAACCCCTTACCACTGAAGAAACGGAAGCAATCAGGTTGGAATGTACCCGTGAAATTCCGGTTCCCGGAAAGCGGAACATGTTCCGGGATAAGATTGATTCCAACCTATATCTTGATAAACTGATGGTTGCAGCAATTGTCTTTCCTGATCTGTATAACGCTGAACTTCAGGATTCTTATGGTGTAAAAACTCCTGAAGAACTGCTGAAGAAGATGGTTGATGATCCGTCTGAATACAGTGACCTTATGTCTTATGTTCAGGAACAGTCCGGTTTTGATAAGGATATTGCTGATGAAATTGAAGAAGCAAAAAACTAATTGAAGACGGTGACGGTGAAAGCGTTTATGCCTATTACTGCTTGCATAAGTTCAACATGCTCCCGTCAACGTTTATGAATCTGGATGTTCAGGAAAAAGCTTTCATTATCGCTTGTATTGATTTGCGGGTTGAAGAAGAAAAGAAGGAAGCTGAAAAACTGAAGAAATAATAAACATGAAAGGGGCGGTTGTCATGGCAACTATCAGTTCTACAATCAAATTGGTAGACCAAATGTCAAGTCAACTTTCTACCATTGAAACCAATATCAATTCCATGAAAAACACCCTGAAGGGTGTAACTGACCAACAGTCTTCCATTGATGGGTTTTCTTGGAATACCTTTATCAAGAATGCGGAAGAAGCCGGGGAAAAGATGGTCAAAGTTGGTAAAAAGATGACTGTTGCAATGACAACCCCCCTTGTCATGTTGGGTAAAAAGCTTTATGGAACCGCAACGGATTATGAATCCGCTTTTGCGGGTGTCAAAAAGACAACGGATGCAACTGAAGAAGAATATCAAGCTTTATATGAAGGACTTCTTCAGATTGCGGAAACCAACCCAACTGGTTTTGTGGATGCTGCCGGGATTATGGAAATGGCGGGTCAGTTGGGTGTTGCTAAAGAAGAATTGATTGGATTTACACAGGCTTATATTGGCTTGCAGGAATCCACTAACATACAGGGTGAAAATGGTGCTGCGGACACTGCCCGGTTCCTGAACGTTACCGAAAAATCAACAGCCAACATTGAAAGGGTTGGTGGTGTGATTGTCGGTCTTGGTAACAACTTTGCTACCACTGAACAGGAAATTCTTGCAATGGCTACCCGGATGGGTGCAACTGCTGACCTTGCTGGTTTCAGTTCCGCTGAAATTCTCGCTTTCTCTGCTGCTTTGTCTTCTGTTGGTATCAATGCTGAAGCGGGTGGTTCTGCTGCCGGGAAACTGATGAAGAAAATGCAGTTAGCTGCTGAAGTGGGCGGTTCCGCTGCTGAAAAAATCAAAAGTGTTGATCTGTCTTACACTGATGATAATGGTGTGAAACATATTCAATATCTTTCTGATATGGTATCCAGTGGTCTTGAACTGGTGAACTATCTTGCCGGGGCTAAGAAAGACGAAAAAGTTGATATTGCAAGTCAGTTGGGAATTACAACAGAAGCCCTTGATAATCTTGCTGACAGTTGGTTGTTATTTGACCAATTTTCTGAAGTAATGGGTATTACCGGGGAAGAATTCCTTTCCGGTTGGGATGAAAGCGCTGCACAATCCATGTTGCAGTTCTTCCAAGGATTAGGAAATCTTGATCCTGAAAGCGGTAATTCTATCCTTGCCCAACTTGCTGAAATGGATATCACTGAAATCAGGCTTTCTAACCTTGTTGCTGCTATGGCTGGTAATGCTGATCTGTTTCAGGCTGCTTTGGCTGAAGCTTATAAACAGTATGGAATGGATACCGCTGATAACGCTATGGCGGTTGAAGTTTCAAAGCGTTATGAAACACAGGAAAGTCAAAATGCTATGCTTGGGAACAAGCTTGAAAATTCTATGGCTGATCTTGGTGAAAATCTTGTATCAGCGCTTCAACCCGCTTTGGATAAGGTGAATGAACTGCTGACCGCTTTCAACAGTCTTTCTGAAGCAGACCAAGACAAAATCATTGCTGCTTTTGCGGTTTTCGCTGTTGGTGGGCCAATTGTAACCGCTATTGGTGGAACTATTGAAGCGGTTGGAAAAATTGCAAGTGGATTCGGAAAAGTTTATACTAAGATTTCTGGTTTCATGGGTAGCGGTGGTTTGACTGCCCTTCTGACTAACCCGGCTACATGGGGCATTGCTGCGGGTGGTGCGTTGCTTCTGTTCATCAGTTATCTTGATTCCATTCCTTCCAAATTTGAAGAACTTGCAAAAGGTGTTGTTGATATTCCTATTACTATTGATTCTACCAGTTATGATGACACTATGACTAAGATTCAGGAAGTTCAGGAAGCTTTGAACGGACTGAAACCGGGTGAAGTCAATGTGGAATATGAAAACACTGTTGCTGCTGTTAAGTTTGGTTATGGAACCAATGAAATGTACGGAACAGCCCTTGCCTATGAAGCTGCTAAAGCAAATGCCAATTTGAATCAGGTTGCTTCTGAATATGCTGCACAAATGCAAGCGGTTCAGAAAGAAATGACTGAAGCTGCTGCAAGCGGTGATACTGAAACCGCTGATAAGAAATTTGCTGAAATGAATGCTTTACGGGCTGAAATGGATGCCCAATTAGCTGCAATGAAAGCGGATTATACACAACAGCTTTCAGAAATCTTTTCCGGTATGGCTTCCCAATACCCTGAAGCTGCTTCTGCTTTGACTGAAGCTGCTGCAAATTACGATATTGTCTTAGGTGCTAACAATGTTCTGTATGAATGGGATGAAGATTCCTTTGATAGCATTGAAGCAAGTACAGAAGCATGGACAGAACAGGCAATGAAGGTGGTTGAACAAGCTTTCAATGCTGGTTTGTACGATGATGAAAACAATAAAGGCTATTGGAATGAAATGTTCAATTTCCTTTCAGGAACGGAAAACGTTGATTATTGGAATATTGATACATTCCGTTCACTGATTGAAAACGGTTCTTTGAATCTTTCTACCTTGTTAGAAGAAGCTTTTGAAGATTCAACTGCTAACCTTCAGACAGCAACACAGGCAATTTCTGATAATCCTGTATTAGCTTCATGGTTGCAAGCTATGATAAATGATCCTACCATAGCTGAAAACCTTGATGTTACAAACCTAACCGGGGCGCTGGAAGGGATTTTCAAAGCGCTGGATTTCAAAAACGCTTTGACACAGGCTGGAACTGATTCACCCTATGACTTTGGAAAATACGTTTCTGAAGGATTGGGAAGCGGTATTTCTGAAAATGCTTCTATTGCAACCGGGGCGGGAAACAACCTTGGTACAGATACAATCAACAATATCAAATCCGCTTTGGGTGTAAATTCTCCGTCTACTTATGCGATTGCAGCGGGTCTGAATGTTGACCAAGGCTTGATGATGGGTATCAATTCCGGTTCCGGTATGGTTGTAGCTGCTGCAAGGGCTTTAGCTACACGGGTGCTTTCTGCTATGAAAGCGGAAATGGGTATTCATTCCCCGTCTGATGAAACCTATTATCAAGGTGAAATGTTGATGGAAGGTTATATCAACGGAATCCGGGATAACGCTTCAAGGCTGGAAGATACAGTTATTACCGTGATTGAAGGGGTTGAACAGGAATGGAATGATTCCATTTGGGATATGATTTCCAGCTTTGCAGAAACAGAACAGCAAGCCCTTTCAGATGAATTCAACCATGTGGAAGACGCTGTTACTATTGATTCTTCCTTTGTTGAAAAAATCAGACAACTTGCAGAACGTGAAGTAATCAACAAATTCACAACCGCTGAAGTGAAGGTTGAAATGAATAACACCAACAATATCAATTCTGATATGGATATTGACGGTATTATTGCCCAACTGGAAGATAAAGTTGCTGAAAGGCTTGAAGTGGTTGCGGAAGGGGTGTACAACTGATGGCTGGTTATGATGTTTACTTTGGTGAAGTGCTTTTTCCCGTTGCCCCTGATTCAATCAATATGAATATCAACGGGAAAAACACTGTTTATGATCTTATCAATGAAGGGGAA